TGAGCTAGTGCTAACAGAGCTACCGCTTATTAAATGTGAACCTTCAGCCACATAGCCGCTTGTTTCAATACCGCCAGCATCACCTAGCTGGACTAATATTGCACTAGTGCTGGCCGTGGACACGCCCTCGAATAATACATGCACACAACGGACACCGGCGGGTATCCCGGTGATGTCGTAAGTGTTTCCTGTTCCGACCGAGGTATCACTTGTAATTGTTGATGGCATCGACATCGTCGGAGGGGCACCACTTCCAGCGCTTGTCAGCACATTACCTAAAGTCCCCGTAGCCACCGCCGCCGGGTTCCCGCTGGCGTCATAGGTGATTAAGTTTCCATCGGTGCCGGGTGCGAGTTTTGCAAGCGTAATCGCGTCATCGGCTATCTTGTCGGTGGTAACGTTCGCGTTAAGTATATTGACTGTCTTGACTTCGTTGTCACCGATGACGCTGCTTGAGACTTTAGTTGTTGCCATAATTTTTTCCTATGCGAGTTCCCAGAATTGAATTTCTGCAATTGCGATCACCCCGTCGCCGTCGTGTTCAATGAAAATTTTGTGGTATCGAAACGCTGTAGATGTGTTTATTTCATCCTGTTCGATTGTGAAGGTCATTCCGGTGGTGCTTTCAGTCTTGTCGGATGGCGTTGATAGCGTCACATCGCTGCTGCTAAAATTGTCTGTGCTACCGTGGAGGTCTAGCTTGCTGATCGTGTGGTTTGCTGGACTGCCGCTATCCATCGCTAAATCGTTTGGCAAAAATATTTTGTACTGACAGATCGTCTTAGTATTTCCGCTGCCCCAGTCTTTTCCGCCATTCCCGGATGATGCTAGGTCAGCGGCACAGTTGTTATAGATCTGAGAGGTCGTTCCATCGAATAAAGCCGCGAGACCGCCGAAACTTGCGTGACTAAGCGATCCAATAGGCGTACCAGCCGTTCGATCAACGAAAGTTTTCACGGCACCGCCACCACCTGCGCCAAAGCCAATTAGCTGGTTAGCTTGCAACATCGAGCAATACTTTCCGTGGTACGGATTCTCCCAGCGCCAGCACGGCGTAGGTACGCGCGGTATAAAAATGTCGGGTGCGCGTGGCATCAGATATCGCTCTCGCCGCGGATCTTTCGACGCTCGTTAATTTTTTCCCATGTGCTATCGGGAAATGCTGCGCGGTTTAGAGTCTTGCCCGTAGCTATAGCGACCATCAACTCTTCGGTTATCTGCGCCATGTTGCGGTCTGTAACGCGCAGCTTAATCTCTTTTGCTTCGTCTACTTCCTTATCGCTCAGCTTTGAAACTGTCCATTTGCGTGTGATCTTTTCAGCGGTCACAACATCTTTCGGGCCCAGGAGCACCTCGGTTTCGCTATCGAAGCTCGGCTTCTCAATAGTAACTGGCAGCCATTCCCAATCTTTGGCTACGTTAGCCGCCGGGGGCTTTCCGCCGCGAAACTCAGCCTCGTCCTTTTCTTCTATAATAGCTCCAGTGGAGGAGGTGATTCTTGCGTATTTTGTCATCTTAGGTATCAATCCCCGTGTTTACTGTGTAGTGAATCCTGATGCCATGGAGACGAGCGGCCTCTGCCAAAGTGTCAGCAGACACATCGCGCATAATTTCAAACATCACATAGTTCTCGGCGGCTGGTGAGCTACCGACAGTTAGAGTTAATTCCGAGGAAATCATCAGATCATCGGCGGTCGTGCTGTTCGTGTCGGCTGTTGCTACTGTGGGCGCAGCAAACGCGGTTGTGAGAGCCTCGTCATTACCGAGCGATATTGCAGAAGCGCCCCAGGCCACAGTGTTTGCGTTGGTGCCGGTCGCGCTCCAAACGAATTGTAAAACCAGGTTTCCCGCGTCCCACGATTTGGGCATCTGTATCCCAAAGTAGCAGTAAAGATCGGAGCCATCGGCGAAATCCATCGTCCGTGCGGCAAACAGGCTTGTGCCAATTTCCACCGCGTTGGACACTGCAGGTGCAGTTGATACGGCGGGCTCCATAGCTCCCGCTGGCACCCAAATCGTTTGCTGACCTATTACGCCGCCCTTGGTCCCAAGAAGGTTGCCAGTGCTGCTTGAAAAAGCACTTAGAGCTACGGGGTCGCCAGATCCGTCTCCGACCACAATCGCGCCATCGCCCAGCGCCGTCATGGCCGTGACCGCTCCAGTTCCGCTGCCTAGCAATACGCCGCCATCAGTGAGACTAGTCGCCCCGGTCCCGCCTTGCGCGACACTTAACGCAGTGGTCAACCCTGAGAGGCTAGTAATGTCGGAGTTTGCGCCTTTCACTGCTTTTAGGTCGGCGTAGGCCTTGATGCTAGACTGGGTGGCCAACTTGGTTGAGCTGTTGCTGGCCATGTTGCTTTCATTCAGCACGTCGCTGACATTAGCCGTGCTAGGGAAGTCTATATTATTTCCGTTTAGCGATAAGTCGCCGCCAAGCTCGGGACTACTATCCTCCACAATGTTTGCTAACCCAGAGCCAGCGTTGCCGGTACGAACAAACAGCACCGACATTGCATTGCCATCGGTAAAAGAACCTCCAGAGGCAACATGCGTTACCGCGACTTTTGAATAAGTCGAGGCGCTAGTTACCGCGCCGGTTACGTTAAAGATGGCGTAATTTACCGGATTCGCGATTTCGACTAGGTGAATAGTTCCGCGTAAACCTGTGGTCGTGCTGTCGTCGAACGTATCAATGTAGCTATTCAAGTTGACGCCGTTAGCATCTACATCGTCGAGGAAAAGAATCGTAGCACTGGACACACTTGCATGGTTCAAAAAAACTTTTCCGTTTCCTTGATCCGTATCCGTTGTGGTTGACTCGAAATTGTACTCGACGCCGCCCTGACCTCTTGGGCCAGCAACGGTTGAAGCGGCCCCGGCTGGTCCCGTCGCACCCGCTGGGCCGGCTTCCGCAAGCGCTGCCCCATGCACGACCTCGATGTTATTCGTTCCGCTTGGCGGTGCTGTGCTGAAAGCAAGGGTTGTATTGCTCACGGTAAAGGTTGAGTGCGCCTGATGCACACCATCAAAAAATACCTGGCAATTTTCTTCCCGACCAGGCGCAACAGATAATGTAAAGCTCGTTGTTGAGCCGTTGCCGCTAAATACATCCACCGTGCGTTGCAGTGACGCAGCAACCGTTGCCAAACCGCTGACAGATGTAACAGTCGGATCACCTGATGAGTTAAATGATAAGAGGTTATCAGCACGATCAGCCTTTGCCGGCAATTCCATGTTGATCGATGTTGGATCAGTCACTGGGGCCCTGATTGCCCTGGCCGCATCTTCCGAAACCTGTTGCGCGAAAATTGTTTGGCTGTCTAGCTCTACGTTTAGGCTGCTTGCGAGTAGGTCGCCAGCGGTCACAAAGTCCGTTGTGCGCTCAATCGTCCTCGCGCCGGTAATGGTAATTGTGTTAGAGGCAGACGCCGCGCTTCCAAGCGTAACGGAACCCGTACCGTTGGATGAGCTTATTGTAACCTGGTACTGGCTCGAGCCAGAGCCCTCGGTCAGCTTAGTGCTGTCTTTATAAACAGCAATGTCTGTGCTTGTTAAAATCGGAAAGGTGAAGGCATATGGCCCGGTGCCCGCGCTGCCATCATACACAACCCGGCGATCCACCGCTGTTATACTATAGTCTGCCATTTATCAATACTCCGGTCTGGTATTTATAATTCAAAATGAAAAAAAAGGCCATGCAATATCATTTTACTGTCCGAGCGCCGCGCCGAAATCTGGGGAGCGATCAGGTAGCATTTCACCGGAACGCCACCACAATCGCTGCCCCTTATCTCTGTATAGCTTCCGTTCCTTACGCCGAAATTCGAGCGCTGCATCTGGGTCTGCAGCAATCTTGAGTTGATCTACTACCAGGCGATCAAAGGCTGCTCTCGAGAACCACATATTTTGGCCCGGTAAATTACGAACCACAAAATCTATTAGCTCTCGAGTAAAGTTAGTTGACTCATCAGACGCAGCTTGCAGCGCGTTGCCAACTGTTAAATTTCGGAACATATCAAGGCTGCCAACTGACGGCCCTAGAAAAGTGGTTGCTAGCCCACCTCCATAACGGTTGACATTGCCAAACATAAAATCACCCACAATACTGAGACCGCCGCCGGTGAGCATGGCTCTAGCCCAAAATTCTTTGGTGGTCATGTCTTCGGGATCCCGAGCAGAGGCAATTTGCCTGGCTTGATAACCCAGAGCGCCTGCAATTGTGGCCGTTATTAAAAAGTCTGCCGTCCATCTCGCTTTGTTTCCCCAACCCTCTACGCTCATGTAGCGAAGTAAATTCCCTTGCATGATACTGACGGGGAAACTTTTGAACTGTGCCGCGCTGCCAATTAATTCACCGGATAAAGTGCCGCGCTTTGCATTACCTCTAAGCGTGCTTTGCGACCTAATAGTACTTTGAGGTACGGCCCTGTTCGTTTCGTTGTGAATTAATGTTTGCAGTGCAACGCTAATATCCCTTCCTAAACCTGGCGCTAGATCATCCCTAGCTTCAATATTTAAAGGCCGCACAAAATCAACGCCTTTATAAACTTCCATTTCGGTTTTGCGGATAATGTTCCAGCGGTCTTCAGTGATTTCATACTTTTTCAAAGTGTCTCGAGTGTGCGCCGGCAGTTTATTAAACTTTGTATTTTTTAGATCACCCAGATGTCCTAGAAATTCTATACCAAATACCTGACGCGCTCCTTGAGTCCAGCCGCTTAAGCCAGTTGCCCGCAGCACCGCATCACTTGCATAGACTGTAATATTTGGTCCGACCACCTCGCCAAAATATCGAGCTTGCGCGTGGCTGCGGCTTATCCAGTTCTCCGCAGCTATGCCAAGACGCACCCCAAACCTTGCGCGTTCTTTCTTTTTCAAATCTTTCAGTTGTTTAAAAAGCCCAGACATAATTTTAGCGACAGGCATATCAATCATCTGTGCTGCTATTCGCATTGTGCCTAGATCAGTTGCTAAAGCTATAGGGGCGGTACTCCCTAACAGTGATGACGTTCCTATATTGCGTAGTCCTCCCGCTGCATTGGCGAGCATAACATTGGCAACTGTCATAGCTTCGCCTGTGAAAATATCAAGCATCGACTCAAACCTTGCGAGATCATTGCCGAGCATGTCTGTGGCGCGCGTGTTTGCATTTTTCACATTGTGCTGCCGCGCCATTTTCTCCGCCTCAATTTTAAGCGCTGAGATTGTTGTGTTCGGGTTTGGCCCCAGCACCTCGAGCATCGCAATGTCGCGGCTCATTGTTTCTATGTGGCTCATCATTGTGCCAAACACATCAGGGTCGCCAAATTGCTCCTGATAGCGCATCCAGCCCTCTGGAGTTTTAAAAACCAAAAACCTGTGATCCTGGCGGCGATTTGCCAGAGCCTTACTTGCGCCGGTCATTCCCCTTTTAACTTTGTTAAGGCCATTCTCGGTGATGGTTAGAAAAACGTCATCGAGCGCAAACTCTAATTCCTCTGGTGTGAACTTATTGCCGGTTTGCTCGTTGATCATTTTATCTAAATCGAGATCCTCGCGGATTGCGTCTTTCCAGCCTTTGGCCCCAACCTTGGATACTAAAACAGCGTCATGGCTCTGTGGTAGGTGCCAATCTATTCGCGTAGGTATAGCCATGCCTGCCTGATTGGCGCGTAGGCGCAAATATTCGGAGACTTGCCTCCATTGGTCTGCAACAACTTTAGCCGCCGCATTGCCGCTGTCCTCGCCGAACACCTCCATAAGAAGGTTCTGAGAATTAGCCTTGCCTTTCCGCTTAAAAATTGTTTGCCGGTTTTGGTGCAAGCCCTCATCAAACATTGCCAGGGCATTGCTACGAGTTGCGTGGTAAACTCCGTATAAATTTTTAGTTATTTTTGCAGTGCCTTCGCCACCTTCTACGAGGCTTTGCATATATTTGCCTGGACGCGGAACATTTGCCAAAGTTAGCTTTTTTTCTTTAAGCATAAATGCCCGGTATGTCGGCACAAAATTGCCCATCTCTGTGCGGGTTCTATTGAACGTCTTGACCCGCAGCATGTTTAGATGGCGTCGTCGAGCGGCCTGGTGCTTCAGCTGATCATACGTCTTTGTGGCTGCAGCAGCTTCATCGCCGCCACTGCGGGCTAGGAAATCATCAAATAGATCTTCTGCCTCTTTGCCTCGCGCTTCAGTAATTGCGCCCTCTTTTACACCGTTAATTATGCACTCTCGCAGGCTCATCAGACGCAATCCTTCAGTCTATTTAGCATTGATTTGTCGCTCTCAATTTCTTCAAACAAGCTCCTGGCGGTTACACGCTCAACCTCGCCGTCAACCACTCGGCCAGTTGGAACCATAGCCTCGAGCAAAGTATTTTGAGCGCGAACCATGTCCATTGCGCCGCCGCCTTCGTCAAGGAATTGTTCGCCTGACTCGACTATTTCCCTTGCAATTTTCTCATTAGTAGTAGAGGTTTCATCTATGAGATTTTTTTCACTTGAGGGCAGCTTTCCCGCCGTACTACGCAATGACGGCAAGGCGTTTTCCTGGTCTAATACACGGGAATCCTGGGCCGAAATGTCTGCGCGTGAGCTTTTAGCAGATACGCGCACACCAGAGCTTACCGCATCCGAATTTGAAACGCGCCTTGTGGTAGCGGGCATTGATCCTAATACACTGTCGGCAATTTCTGAAAACTCCGAACCCATTTGAGCGCGGGCAGCGGTATATAGTTGCGCTTGTTCTCGATTTGCTGCCTCAATAAGCTCATCACCGCTTAAACGCTCAAGCCGCGCCCTCATTTCCGGATCCGGCAATTCTGCAATTATGGCGGCTGTGTCAAGATCGCCGCGCTCAATTTTATAAAGGCCATGCCCACCTTGCATTTTGCTTGCGTCATACAGATTGCGTTCAATAATTTTTACTTCGCCAATAGTGCCGTCTTTATCGATCACCATTAATTTTTTATCGAAATATGAAGTCCCGTTCGTTGCTTGATATCCCTCATCAATAACGTGATATTTTTTTGCAAGTGACTTAATAAACGCGTCGGCTTCGTCTGGCGTTGATACCGCAATCGTTGCCCGTGATGCGTCGGAAATACGATTTAATTCACCGACGTATTTATCATTAATCTTTGCCTCAACTCGATCTCGCTCTTTAAGCGGCCCCTCAATATAATCAACCTTGTGTTTGCCAGCGGCTTTTTTAACCGCCGTATTCAGTTCCGCGTTAAAAACCTCATTCCGTTGCATGATATCGTCGATAGACGCATATGCCTGGCGCGATTTTAAAATACTAGCAAGGTTTTCAAGCTCCACCCCGCTTAGATCTTGTGCTAGCACTAAGCGCTTTTTCTTCGCGCCTGGTCCCATCTCTACAATCTTTTGCGCGTTCTTTTGCGCGATCTCTGCTGCAACCTCGCGATTTGTGTCAGCGCTTAACTGCGCCGTGATGCTTTCTACAAACTCATCTTCTAAGCGGTCTAAAGCTGCATCGGCCTTTGGCCCGGTAGGAGTAGCAAAGGCGTCTATTTGTTCCGCTGCTGGCCCTGCTGCCAGGCGATCATTTTGCGCTGTAGGCTCGAAAGTGCGGATTGGTGGCTCAACTGATACCCCAGCGAAATCGCCGCGTTCAATTCCTCCTCGGACAAATTCAGCGAAGTCCCGAGCGGCGGGCGCTGCTTTTCCGGTTTCTTTAAATCGTCTAGCGGCTTCGCTGAGAGCGCTCGAGATATCTCCCGTTCTGCTTGAGAGCGTCTGTATGATCTGTTTCGCCTGGCCATTGGTTTCTGCCCTTTGCTTGTTGCTTTCGGTTTCGAGTTTGTTGCCACCCTCGGCAATGGTTTTTTCGTTTCGCACAAGGTTTGCAAACGTGTTTTGATCGCGCTGCAAAATTTTCAATGCCTCATCAAGCACCTTGGCCCGTTCAGCAAACAAACTTTCCAACATGACCTCCTCGCCGAATAGCGAGTCTTGTGTCGTTTTTGTGAATTCCATATCTCGCGCCTGGCGCACTATGGCCTCGGCCTGAGTAATGTTTGCAGGCTCTGTCTTTGCTAGCAGGCGCATGATGGCCATTTGCTTGGCTGCGTCTTTTTCTAGGCGTCCTACCAGCGCGGCATAGGTAGGCTTTACAACGTCATTAACTACTAAGCCAAACGCCTCATCACTTAATTCGACTAAATCGGCTGCCACTCGAACTAGCTGCGATTGTTGTGGTAGCTCGGCTATTGCAGAGGGATTGACGCGCAACACCTTTGCAGCGTCCAGATAGCTGCCTGTGCCCTGTGCTATATTGGTCATAGCCGCAATAGCAGCCGCTTGATCCGGCGAAATCCCATCAGCTTCTCGCAATACAAAGCCATAAAGGTTTACGTCTTGGGCAGGGTCTTTTGATCGTATGCTTTTCGCTAGCCCCAACCGCTGATGACCATCGGCAATAAACTGCCGCCCATTCATAAATTCGTAAATTGTTACAGTGCCCGCCTTGATTGGATCCCATTTTTCCACGCCAGCAAGGCGATCAGTGACACCAAACTCATTGCCGCCCTCTTTAAATTGAAACAGCTTTGCGTCAACTTCGACTTTGTCTAGGTCTATGCGCTGGAGCGTGGTGTTTAATTCATCGAAATGATGAACGCCGGTTTCTTTAACGGGCAACGTAGACGGCGGTAAATCAACTTGATTGGTATTATTGAGGTGTGCATCAAGCGCGGCATTCATTCTTTGTTCGTGTTCTGCTACAGCGGCAAAATCTTGATCGTCGCGAAATGGATTGCTTTCCACAATATCGGCCTCGCGCTCGAGTAACTGGGCCGCGCTTTTTATTTCTGGATTAAATTGTACTCCCGAGTCCTCAAGCGATTTTTGCATGTTAAACAAATCCCGAGAACTTGCCCGCCGCAAAACTTCATCAACGGCTGCCATGTCTGCGCCGTTAATAGCCTTATTTAGTGCGCGCCCAAACGCTGCGCTCGGGGCAAACCGCCGCATCCCGGCATCGGTGGCTGCACCGCCTACCCGACGCAAACCTCTTGCCGTTCCTTGCACTCCGACGCGCAACCCAAACGCCGCAAGCGCAGCACCGCCAACACTCTTTAAGGCTGTGTCAGTTGTATATTCGAGGCCATGTTTTTCTCTAAAATATTTTATTGCCGGCTGCCGTGATCCAACGGCCATAGCCGCTGCAGCGCTGTCCATTAGTCCCGCTTTAACTAATGCTTTAAAACCCCAACCCGCTCTTTTTCCTATCAGCCAAAAAACGCCTTCTTGGGGGGCGTAAACCACCTGTGCAACATCTTCAACTACTTCACCTATTACTTCACCTAACAAACCTAAATTTGTTTGCCGCCCTGTAGTGTCGAAATAGTGCGCTTCAGTTCTCTTTGCAATCTTTGGTATGTTTTCAATAATCTGCTCCCAGGTGGGAACGTTGTTATTCCTATCGTGCAAAAACTTTAGCGTCTCTTGCAGCCCTTGGTATTCAATATTTTCGCTTGAATTGTAGTAAACGCCATCCTCACCCCTTGTAAATTTTTCCTCTCTATTAAAAAACCTTGGCACTCGTTTGCCGGTACTCTCTTCATACTCTTTTACATAAGGCGCTATCTGCCTCGTTATGTTCATTAATTCCATGCTTGGCGCTTGCGTAAGCGCCACCCGGTCCTGGGCTATTCTGTAATTTTGTAGATAGCCGGTTTCTGGGCCAGTGATGGGCCTGAAATCAGTTCTTTTGAGATCGCTCTCAAGCGGCGTTAAAAATGTCATCGGAGGTCAAGAACGTATGGTTCGCCGCGTTCATTGACTACGGTAATTTCACGAACCTTTATGAAATAGCGCCCGTCTAGATACGGCATCAGGGTAGCGTTTCGGACATCTTCAATCTGCATCGGCTTCATTCCTGTGCTTGTCTCATAGACAGGAAACGCGCCCGGCAAATCATCAGGATCACCTATAGACGCAGCCCCTGCCAAGCCGACATCTTCGGGCTGCAGATTTTTCATTCTTTCGTTTAGGGAGTCTTTTTCTCTCGGCATGTTACTAGGCAAAATTACGACTTGGCCGTCCCCCGTTTCAAGAAAACCTCCGTATTCCACGCCATCTATCACTGAGCCACCCACTAGCTCATTTTGAATTTTTCTTAATGTAGACCCAGGAGACAGATCTGCGGCGGCTCCACGGGCTATTGCTATTTTTACCGATGCGGCGAAAACTGCCTCTCCGTTTGTGCGACGCACCCCAGTAAATGCTTTGGCGTGTGTATCGTCATAGCCTGTTTTTATTTGGGGTATATTATCGAGCCCCGCTCCTTGGTTTTGAGCTGCGCGGCCTGCTAGATATTCTTTAGTGAGATCATGGTTATCCAATGACGCCACAACTGCAAGCTCTCGCGAGTCCTTGCCTATATCCAGATGGGCAAGGATATCAGGGGCCCGGTGAAAGCCGGCGGCTAATGTAATGTTCTGTAATGCTTGCGCCTGACGATCAACATCATTTAGATCTGTACTTTTGAATAACGGCTTTAGACTGTCTCCCAGCTGTTTGCCGACATATGTAACAGGAACACCATTAAACGATTGAACCTCTCCAGCTTCGTCAAAATGCTGCCGCAATGAATCCACGCTAGTGATATCCACACGCGGCGGCTGTTCACCCTTTTGCCTATACTTAAACCCAACGGGATCCTGTCGGACTTCTTTCCCTATTGCGCCTTCAAGTTTGCCAAGTGTTTTCTGTAATTTTAATTTCTCCGGCAGTGTAGTTTTGTTTTCTTTCCTATCTTTGTTTATGCCTGCTTTTATATTATTCAAAGCAAGTTTAATTGCCGGAAGCCCGAGCTTTGTTAGCTCCTGCACCGTCTCCTGCCTTGATAATAATTGCTGAACACTGAGAGCGAGTGAAGAATCACCCAGGCGTCTAGCGCTCTCTCTTAACTGAACAATATCGTCTGTACCAAGAGAGCCGCCATTGTCCAAAATATCACCCGCTAGGGTTACTTGTTTTTTTACACCCGCTACGGCTCTACGTTGCGAAACTCCTTCGTTATTTATTCTAACGTTGACGCTTCTAATATGTGATTGAATTTGATTTGTGGTTAATCCTTTAGCCAGGCCAGCGCCTTTACGAGCATCAGCTTTAAACTTTTTTAAATACTGCGGTAGCGTTCCTTTCTCTTGAGCGCGTTCCATGTTGTTAAACACACGGGATTTATAAAAAGAGTCACTAAGTTGTATAAGGCTCCTTTGTATTTTGACCGGATCAGTGCCAAACAATTTTAAGTTTTCGGTTAGATCTTCTCGCAGCTTCGTATGGTCTTTTTCTTTAGTTGCCGAATTGCCGGATCCTAGTCTGGCCGCTTGTTCGACGTAACTGTCAAACAAACTCACCGCTTTGCCGTCTAATATTTTTTGCTGTTCTTTTAGATAGTCGTCGCTGCGGTCTAAAAATATGCCGCGACCTAAACCGGAAAGTCTCGCTTGTAGCTTTTCAGCTGCTACAGAGTCTAGGTAATTTAATGAGCTACCATAGCCATCAATTACGGATTGTATTTGACTTTGCAAAACATCCGGCGGAGTCTTGTTTTTCTTTGCGTCTAAATGCAGCTTGCTAAATGTTTCCCGGGCTTCTGCCTCAATCTGCACAGAACCAACCTGGACCGCCGAAGCATACGCAGCCTTATCGAAAGTTGTTATAGGCGTACTGCCGCGCATTGATTTTAAAGTTTCTTGCGGGGCTTCGGCACCAGCTTGAGCGCCGGCAAACTGCATTGATTCATCGTATTTGCGTAATGCAAAATTCGTGACGCGGGCCGCTGCCTCCTTGGTTTGATTTGCCCCTCGGATTGCTTCTCGAGTTGCGGCAAAATCAATATTGGAAGGCGCAGCAATGTTGGCGTTTGTAATTAGCTGGCGCTTGTATGTTGGATAAGTAGCCATTTTAAACTACCCCAAAATTATAGCCGCCCTGCCCGGCGCTTACTGGCACGCCTGTCGTGGGGCCGGCTAACGAATTTGCGCCACCGAAACCGCTCATTCCCATCATGGCTGCGCTTTGCGCGATTTGCATGAATGCCGACGCATAGGCGCTAGACTTTGCCTGTCCTGCGGCTAGTCCGTAGATAGAGGCCTGGCGCTCGGCGCTCTTCTGCATAATCACCATATTATCTTCAGCGATCAGACGGTTGGTTTTTGTGGTAGAGAAGTCCTCAAAGCCTTCCTTGAGATTGACGGTCATTAGATTGCCAGTGGATCCAGCGAAGGGATTTATGGCATTTGCCGAGCCACGGGCATTGATTGTCGCTCCGGTTCGCCGCATCTGGTCAAGCACTTGCAGGCCTTTTTCCCTATGCTGCAAGGCCTCTTGCCGCGCTTTGAGAACCTGAGATCTTGCCTGTGCGCGAGTTTGGTCAGCCTGTGCGCCGTACATGGCGGATTGAAGATGCCCGGCCCGTATTGTGCTGGCAGCGCCCGCAGCAGTGCTTCCAGCGCCAACAAGCATCAAAATGGTTGATGTTTCTATTCCACTCATTGGCCCACGCTCACTTTATAATCCAGGGCCAGCAGCGTCAGATCCAGAGGCACAGTCTGGCCCACTGTTATTGCGCCCTCATCTGTAAAGCCAAGCAATGGCCCGACCTTTTTCACCCCGGTGAATTTCGATACAGAACTGTCCAGCACATCCTCCCCAAACTGCCGAAACGCTACTAGCTGGCCGTTCACACTCATCGCCTGGCTTTGAAAAACTTCAGCATTGACCTCGAGGATCCGTTTCTTAAAACCCTTCAGATTTCCAGATTGCAGGCGCGGCTCGCAGGGCATTGTCTTGACAGTAATCGCAAAAGGAATACCGATTTCAAAATTGCTGGCCGACGCACGATCAAATGTGATCGATCCGCTAGCAACGGTTTTTTGAGATTGTACATTGCCATCAACGATTACATCGACGGCTACACCCTCGAGGTGCGTTGCTGCGCCCGTTGAGGCGACAGACGCTGAATAGACGGCACTGTCGGTGTGCAGCGTGTTGTCAAAGACCTCGACATAGTAAACGTCTGCGGAATTAACGGTTCGCTTGACCACCGTGTACACCGTATCAACGTCAACTCCAACGGATTGAAACTGCCCGGTCGTTGTCAGGCTGCTCGGTGCCACAACTTGTTGCGACCGCAATAGACTGAAGCATGTCATCGTGCCATCACCGCCGTTTACGATGAATAATCTGTCGGCTTCTTCCGTGCTTGTTGCTCGGCGGATTGCCATATCAATCGGCGTTTTTAATAAGTGACCACTTAGCATTGAGACGGCTGCGGTCGTGTAACTCAGTTCCGCGTCCGTAAAGACCATTTCGTTTAATGTCTTGCCAAGGCGCTGCACATATATTGTGCCTGAATCAAGGCCAACTACAGGGACGCCGGATTTGGTGCCGTTTCGAGTTCCCGATTTTACCGCAAGGTTTGATGGTGTGATTGGGTCAAGTGCGCTTTGCGGAATGAAGAACTCGCCTGCGGTTGTGAAAATCTGCAAGTCACGACCGGCGAAAATGTCGACGATTTGATTAAGGCTAGCGGTAGTGATCGACGCGATTAGCGCCTGGTCGTCTAACCCTTCGCCAAGCTCAAAATCGAAAAAGTTGTTTACTACAGAGCCCCAAAATGTTGTGGGCAATCCTTTGCTGCCCGCGAAAAACAGCCTGCCTTCGTGAAAGGTGGTGCTTACTGGATAGCCCCGGTCACTGCTCCAGGCGTCTTCATAGCCCAGTTCGAGCTCCCAGTTGCCATTGGTTATGGCGGTGGTATCAAACAGCCCGATTTCAGCGAAGCATCTAACAACGGTTGCACTGTCAACCGCGATAATCCTCAAACGCCCAAAGGAGTCGTTTACATTGATGTATTGATCCACATGGCTATCAATTTTGAAGGTGCTGGTCGCATCCGGCTGCGTATCCCAAGCAACACTTACCGTGGCCACTTTGCTGGATCCAACATAGTCGCTGATGATGCGCTTTTGCCCGCTGCCCGTGCCGCCGGTTATGCGGATTGTGCTGCCGTTATAGATGTCGTTTGTGGCGCTTGCGCCCGAGTGAAGTGTAATTGTCGCAGACGCACCGGCTTGCGCGGTGTTTGTTTCGCCGCTATGGAAGATTGACGCGCTGGCCGTCACCTTGATCGTGTTGACCGCCGCGTCCGGGGTAATGTCTGCCGCCGGATTTGTCGTGTTTAAGGTAAACGCATGTTTAGGCGGATTGGTAAAACTTAGCGTTGAGATTGTCCATTTATCATGGTCAGTGCCGCGCACAATTTTTTGCGGCGGCAGATCCTCATGCACCAGGATCATGGTGTCGGCACTCTGTGCGTAACGAATTTTGCTCAACATAGCGCCGGTGATTGAAGTCGCCGCTATGAAATCGTTTCCGCTGCCATTTATGTTTGTAACTAGCGCTTGATTCCGAAACACATATATGCGGCCTGCGGTCAGGACAAACATATACGAATCAGACGCGCTGAACTCGAAAGGGATTGTACGCACCCCAGATTGCGGGCTAGCGGCGCTCGGCAGCTGATACACAAACTTGAGTCCGTCCCGCCGCTTCACCCCGCCTTGAGGAAGGCAGAACACATTATCAGCCGTTTCGAGCGCGTTATAATATTGCTGCAAATCAATGCGCGACCGCAGCAATGGATCTATTTCTCCGCTCGAAAAATTTGTCTGTATTCTAACGACCCGGCTCACGAAAGCCTCGTACTTATCAGGTCAAAATCTTCAATGGTTTGTGGCGGCTTTGCCCCGCCGTCAATTTGACAGCATACGCGGAACATACCACCGCGCATGTTTTCGCTTGGATTTCCGCAGGCCTGTAGCTGATAATATTGTGCCTTGCTAATCTGATCAGTGACGGTTTCAGCAATGTGCCAGGCCATCCAGTATTTTAAAAGCTGCACAAAGTAAGAGGGCATCACTCCCTCGGAGACGTTAGCCTGATAGTCAACATGGACTTCGGTAAAATTTGTAAGCACGTTGCGCTCGTAAATTTCCCAACCATCGGCCACAGGCCGAGAGCCTGCCGCGCTGCTGGTGAAAAGCGCAACTACACCTGATCCGATATTATCCGCTGGCAACGCATATGCGTGTTCCCATTCACTGGCGGGTGCGTCAGATAAACGTGCCAACTGGGTTTTTTTCTGCGAAAAGCCCCAGGGGTACATAACTGTTAATGTTGATTTGATGTCGTCATAAAGGCGGTCGCAAATCTGTGCCGCGTCCGAACCTTCTGAAAATGAAGAGAGGGGGCTTGCCCCCAACATGATTAGCGCATCGCTGCATATTGATAGCTTGGTGTCGCCGGTGGCCATTAGCCCCCCCAAAAAAAGAGTGCGGGGAGCCCGAAAGCCCCCCGCGAAAATGCTAGTCGGAGTCGCTCACGGCCCCGATGGTTGTGCCGTCAGACACATCGACAACGCCAGAAGCGTTACTAACGACAATGTGCATCGTAACTGTTCTGGTTCCGCCGGTAGCGCCGTGGACAATTATCATGTCTCCAACATCTACCTCGTCGGATACACTGTTGAAGTACCCCGCCGCATCGATGGCGGTGTGAGCATCCGTGCTGGTATAGATGAAGAGTTGCGGTAGAGAGCCACGGGTTGATTGACCCCCATAGCTCCCAAATCCTGATCTTGCAAAAGCCATTTTCTAAGCCTCTCTGCAGGTTATTTTGACAATGCCGCCGGACGAACCATCATCGATGGCAATCGCGCCCGCCGAGAACATTGAACTGACCAAGAACGAGGTTTTTTCTGGAATGTAATTAACCTCACTTTTTTGGTTCATGCTGACGCCCATTCCTAACGCAGATTTATGAAACGCATAGCAACTACGATCATTAGAGCCGTCTTTAGTAAGGCCGCCCTCATCTCGGTCACCGATGATTACTATTTGCATTCCCAAAAACTTCGAGATCGTTCCGTCAACTAGAGCTTTGACCTCGTTGAACTCGGAGCTTTGCGTTTCAGTCTGCCCGATTAAAGCCGACAGGTTGTTCGCGTGAATCAGCAAACATCGATCTTGCGGTGGCACGTTGTTCGCATCCAAGGACTTTTTAGCGGCCCTTATCTTGCCAACATTTAGATCCGCCGCCGAGCCACTGGACCCATCGTTCTGGACCGTGTTTGCCACGGCGATAGACGTTGCAGCATCAAGAGCATCGATTGCCACTTGATCCATGCGTCGTCCGATGGCGTTGCCAACGGCTTCGACCAACTCACGACGATCATCGAAATTAACGTGAGATTGCTCGAAAATATCCGAATATTCGGCTGCAATGAAATCAGTCATAGTTGCCGTCGCTTGGCTGTAGGTCAGCGACATGGGGGTTACGTCGGCCTTGGGTGTGCGAACCGTTGCAACGCCCTTGGTAAGTTTTGGAAACTTCACAGTGTTTCCTGAGACTGCCGACTTTTCACGGATTAGACCGGCAAGCGCCCGCGAGGCCTGGTAAGCCTGCTTCACTTCTTGGTCGAAAATCGTTGTGAAAGCCGGGGAGATGGTAGCTGTCATTTTCAATAACTCCGCAGTTTCATTGGATTAAATTAAAATCTGCGGTTGTCCATACGGGCCGCCAAAGACGGTTGATCGGCCAGACGGTTATCGATCAAAATTACAGCTACCAGAAGGTGCGTTAGGTGTCAAGAAGGTACTTGTTCCCCATGCATGGCGTAAACCATCTTTTCAACGCGGTTTGTGAAAGCCGGATCACTGCCATAGCGCTCGTCCGACATCATCGACTGTATATCTTCCAGTGTTGTCGGCTCGGCATCGGTTTGGATTTCTTGCGAACTTGGGATTGTCGGCTCGTTATAAGCGCGGCGGATCTTGTTTAGAGCAGAAACAAATGCCGCAGACTTTGACGCCTCGCCAACGGCCTCGACTTCACTGTCACTTAAAACGCCACTACTTGCAAACTTACCAACCCAGGCCTCCACAGATTTTATTGTGCTATCGGCGTTGCGCCCGAGCTTGTTCATTTCGACAGCGCGGTCGGTTTCGATTTGCTCGGACTGTGCCTGCTGAAGCTCAACGTACCATTTTGTTAGAGTATCAAATTGGCCCTGGCTTAATTGTTCCGACTTGGCCAAATCCAGAAACTCAGACAACGCCGGGTCTTCCTGATCCAGGCTTTCAAGGGCTCCCATATCGTATTCCTTGGGAACCTTATGACTGCCTTCAGCCATTTTTTTACGCAGGTCTTTATAGCTTTGACCCAATTTTTCAACATCTGTTTCGCCTTTCTCCTCATTCCAAAATTGTTCCTCGAGCCATTCCGGCCTTTCAGCCTTTTGCTCTTCGACCGGCTCGTCAACCGTGACCTCGTTCTGATCTACCAAGTGAGCCGGCGTTTCTTCCTTGGCGGCCTCTGGCTCGGTGCTAATGTTGATTAAGCTATCGCTTGTCTGTTCTGCCGGCTCTTCAACTGACGCAGCTAGTTCACTCATAGTTTTCTCGCTCTCTTTATTCGTCGTTCGATTTCACGGACCAAGCTATTTTGGCCTTCCCTTGCAAAGCCGTGGCTTGCGTCTTCGCCGGGATACCACGTTGGTTGCTCGATGGTTTGCATTCGCAAATGGCGTAGGACTTTTTGGCCGGCCTCACTTGCGAACGCCCGCAAATACATTTTATCGAGTTCATCTATTTCCTCGTAGCTCGGCTCATCGAGCCCATTAGCTTTAGCGTTCATTTCTTCTTAAATCCGCGTTTCATGTTGGAATAAGATTTTTTGCTAATTGTGCTTTTGCTTTTCGGCCTCGATGTGATTGCCTTCCGGCGGGCGTTGATATTTGCGTACAATCCTTTTTTACCTGGCATGGTTAACCTTTCGATTTGTTATGATTTTTCACGCTGCCACGCTGGGCTCTTCGCCACCTTCACCCTCCTGGGCCATTGCTTGCTCGGCCATCTGCTGCATCTGAGCCGCCATCATCTCGCGCTCTTCCGTGGAGTTCAAAATACTTGCGGGGATACCCAAGCGATCAGCAACGAAATCAAGTGTGCGCTCCTGGTTCAGAGCCATTGCGCCAGCTGGCCCCATTTGCGCGGCAAGCTGCATGTACTGCATCACAGCCTGCAACTCTTCGCTGTTTTGGGCCCTAGCCAATGGCGACACGGGAACTATTTTGACCTCTTGCCCGTTAATCCGCAGCGGCATGTCGATTAGGTTTTGCTGGTCCATCACAAACAGAATGCGCGACACGATGGGCAGCATTGCCTCTGTGATTAACCGCCCAAATGCTGCGCCCATATTTTGCGCTAGCTCGGACATGCGGGCGGAAACTTCCAGGGCGCTGCGGGCAGACATATTATCCGGCGGCAATGTGTCGTCGAGCAACATGCGCTTAATCGCAACTTGCAGATCATTGATTACAAGCTGCGCCACATCGAAATTACCCCCGCGTTGCAAAGGACGCAGACTCTCGCCTTGCGGCCCGCCATTCCTGGCAACGGGGATGATCGAGCCTGGCTGAATGCGAACAGTCTGCGGATTGAGTACTCCGTCGTCCGCTGCGGTGTAGACGCCACTAATTGCAAGGCTGGCATTTTGTAGTAGCAGGCGCTTGGTGGCGTTAATGGTTTTTATGTCGGCTAATGCACTGATTAAAGGACCTCGTCCCAGACTCTCCCCGGCGCACACCATGTACCTGGAAATTATCCACGGGCTGCTCGTCGTCTCGCGATAGACAAGTTCATGTTCTTCCTCGCGATGTATGAGGTGATAACAGAAGAAATCGCCTTCGGCCATGTACACAGTTGCTTCGAGCAACTCGATCTCTTCGGTGGGTGTATCCTCGACAATCTCTTTCAGCTTGTCGCTCATCTTCACATCCGGCCATTGCTGCTCGATGGCTTCCGCCTTGATGCGCAACCGGCGATACACATTATCGACCTTTCCGTTTGCGCCTGCTTCCAGCGCAACTAAGAACTGTGGCACTGCCTCAAACCGCACAGGCGTATCAGCGTCGCCTGGCTGTATGAGCATTACAGCTGTACCGAC